TTACTTCTTCGCCTCTGCAACCACTTTGCTACCCACGCCGCGGTTATTGTATTCCCACATGCGGTTGTAGTTAGTGTCATTCAGATTGCGCTGTATTTCGTCGCTATCGTCAACGCTGCCGGTATTACCCGCAAACGGACGATTAGAGATCACCGCATCGGCCCATGGTTTAGCCGTGTTAAAACCTTCGTTGATGGCGCTATCACGGATCACCACCTGACCGTTGGTATTGGCATCAACATCCAGCGAGCGGCCCATTTGTGCCACGCCATCACCGGAAGCATTGAAACGGCTGTTTACGGCGAGGAAACCGTAGTAAATGTTGGACAGCGTAGCCGGTGCAAACACATACGCTTCTTGCTGAGTACGTGAGTTCACCACGCGGAATTCGGTGTTATCGAACACCACTGCGCCGCGACCAGAAACGATATCCACATCCCCTTCAATGTAGCTGTTGGTCACCAGCGTACGCGGCTGACGATTCGTTTCCAGACGGTTCTGCACACCGCTGTTGGTGACAAAGAAGGTGTTCTGACGACCGAGAATGTTAACGTTGTTAATCTGTACCTGGTCACCGTCAGTACGCAGTGCCACCGCCGGATGGTTACCTGCATCTACGCTATCGCCCAGCGTGTTTTCGATGGTCAGATTTTGCAGTTGCAGGCCATTGTTTTGTGACCAGAAGACCGCAGAACAGAGAACACCGATACTGTCGCTGCGTTTGCTCTGGCAGCTATCGTACATATACCACGCTGGTTTACCTGGCATATATTTGCCGCGCGGGTTGACGTCGTGACGCCAGTCGGCAGGGCTCATGCCCCCATCAAGGGAAAGCCCAATCTTCACATCAATCGGTTTTTCACCTGTACCGTACAGAGTAATTCCACCTGGAGCAGCAGGGACATACACCGTTCCCTGATACTCACCAGGCATCACGGCAATATACTGGCGCTTGTTGGTACGCTTGATAATTGCCGCATCTACCGCCGCCTGAATCGTGGTATGCGTTACACCTTGAGTACCCGCCGGGCCGACAACAAAGTCAGGTTGCGCAGGCAGGGTTATCGGGGACGGATTCCACGCTGCAGCACCTGGTGTCAGGGATGCAAAATAGTGTTGCGCATCGAAATTCTGCGCTTCTTTTGCCGACAGAATCGGGCGAGAAGAGGTACCAGGCGCAGTTTGATCAGAAGGACGTTGATCGGGTGGTGTTGAGCTACAGGCGGTCAGCGTCACGCCAAAAGCCAATGCCAGCGCCAGACGGGAAACTGAAAATGTGTTCACAGGTTGCTCCGGGCTATGAAATAGAAAAATGAATCCGTTGAAGCCTGCTTTTTTATACTAAGTTGGCATTATAAAAAAGCATTGCTTATCAATTTGTTGCAACGAACAGGTCACTATCAGTCAAAATAAAATCATTATTTGATTTCAATTTTGTCCCACTCCCTGCCTCTGTCATCACGATACTGTGATGCCATGGTGTCCGACTTATGCCCGAGAAGATGTTGAGCAAACTTATCGCTTATCTGCTTCTCATAGAGTCTTGCAGACAAACTGCGCAACTCGTGAAAGGTAGGCGGATCCCCTTCGAAGGAAAGACCTGATGCTTTTCGTGCGCGCATAAAATACCTTGATACTGTGCCGGATGAAAGCGGTTCACGACGAGTAGATGCAATTATGGTTTCTCCGCCAAGAATCTCTTTGCATTTATCAAGTGTTTCCTTCATTGATATCCCGAGAGCATCAACATGCAATGTTGTAGGGATGGCAATTTTTACGCCTGTTTTGCTTTGTTCGACATAAAGATATCCATCTACGATATCAGACCACTTCATTTCGCATAAATCACCAACTCGCTGCCCGGTAACAACAGCCAGTTCCATTGCAAGTCTGAGCCAACATGGTGATGATTCTGCTGCTTGATAAATTTTCAGGTATTCGTCAGCCGTAAGTCTTGATCTCCTTACCTCTGATTTTGCTGCGCGAGTGGCAGCGACCGGGTTTGTTGTTATATGGCCTTCAGCTATTGCCTCTCGGAATGCATCGCTCAGTGTTGATCTGATTAACTTGGCTGACGCCGCCTTGCCCTCGTCTATGTATCCATTGAGCATTGCCGCAATTTCTTTTGTGGTGATGTCTTCAAGTGGAGCATCAGGCAGCCCCCTCCTTATTGCTTTAATTTTGCTCATGTAATTTATGAGTGTCTTCTGCTTGATTCCTCTGCTGGCGAGGATTTTTTCGTAGCGATCAAGCCATGAATGTAACGTAACAGAATTATCACTGTTGATTCTCGCTGTCAGAGGCTTGTGTTTGTGTCCTGAAAATAACTCAATATTGGCCTGTATTGCTTCAGTGATTGCTATCCTCCTGTCTCGGCCTAAACCAAACTCTTTACCCGTCCTTGGGTCCCTGTAGCAGTAATATCTGAGGTAGCCTGAGTTTAACGGACACTCCTTCCTGAAATAGAATGGCATCAGAAGGAGCTAATAATGAGCAGAAAAACCCAACGTTACTCTAAAGAGTTCAAAGCCGAAGCTGTCAGAACGGTTCTTGAAAATCAACTTTCGATCAGTGAAGGCGCTTCCCGATTATCTCTTCCTGAAGGCACTTTAGGACAATGGGTTACCGCCGCCAGAAAAGGGCTCGGTACTCCTGGTTCCCGCACGGTGGCTGAACTGGAATCTGAAATTCTGCAACTGCGTAAGGCGTTAAATGAAGCTCGCCTTGAGCGAGATATATTAAAAAAAGCAACAGCGTATTTTGCACAGGAGTCGCTGAAAAATACGCGTTAATCGAACAATGGCGACAACAATTTCCCATTGAAGCGATGTGTCAGGTATTTGGTGTATCCAGGAGCGGTTATTACAACTGGGTACAGCATGAACCCTCAGACAGAAAACAAAGTGATGAGCGGCTAAAACTGGAGATTAAGGTGGCACATATCCGCACTCGCGAAACATATGGAACCCGGCGGCTCCAGACGGAGCTGGCAGAGAATGGCATCATCGTTGGTCGTGACCGACTGGCACGTCTTCGTAAGGAGCTAAGGCTACGCTGTAAGCAGAAACGCAAGTTCAGAGCGACTACGAACTCGAACCACAATCTGCCAGTTGCGCCAAATCTGCTGAACCAGACGTTCGCTCCTACAGCACCAAATCAGGTCTGGGTGGCGGACCTGACGTATGTTGCCACACAGGAGGGATGGTTGTACCTCGCTGGCATCAAAGATGTTTATACGTGCGAAATTGTCGGCTACGCCATGGGAGAGCGCATGACAAAAGAGCTGACAGGTAAAGCTCTGTTTATGGCGCTCAGGAGCCAGCGCCCACCTGCCGGGCTAATCCACCACTCTGATCGAGGTTCACAGTACTGCGCATACGATTACCGGGTCATACAGGAGCAGTTTGGTCTGAAAACATCAATGTCGCGTAAAGGTAACTGTTACGACAACGCTCCGATGGAAAGCTTCTGGGGAACGCTGAAAAATGAGAGCCTGAGCCACTATCGTTTTAATAACCGGGATGAAGCCATCTCAGTAATACGGGAATACATTGAGATTTTCTACAATCGTCAGCGTCGTCACTCTCGTCTGGGGAATATCTCCCCGGCAGCCTTCAGGGAAAAATATCATCAGATGGCTGCTTAAAAAAAGAACAAATGGTAGTGTCCGCTATTGCCAGTACACCTCAATCCATTGTTTCTTATATAAAGGTTAGGGGGTAAATCCCGGCGCTCATGACTTCGCCTTCTTCCCATTTCTGATCCTCTTCAAAAGGCTACCTGTTACTGGTCGATTTAAGTCAACCTTTACCGCTGATTCGTGGAACAGATACTCTCTTCCATCCTTAACCGGAGGAGGGAATATCCTGCATTCGCGCACCCATCGACGAACTGTTTCAAGGCTTCTTGGGCGTCGCTGGCGTGCGTTCCACTCCTGAAGTGTCAAGTACATCGCAAAGTCTCCGCAATTACACGCAAGAAAAAGCCGCCATCAGGCGGCTTGGTGTTCTTTCAGTTCTTCAATTCGAATATTGGTTATGTCTGCATGTGCTATCTGCGCCCATATCATCCAGTGGTCATAGCAGTCATTGATGTTCTCTGCTTCGATAACTCTGTTGAATGGTTCTCCATTCCATTCACCTGTGACTCGGAAGTGCATTTATCATCTCCATAAAACAAAACCCGCCGTAGCGAGTTCAGATAAAAGAAATCCTCGTCAGTGCGAGGATGAACCGCCCCGGGAATCCTGGAGACTAAACTTCCTGAGAAAGAGGTAAACAGGATGACTAAAAATACTCGTTTTTCCCCTGAAGTCCGTCAACGGGCAGTCCGTATGGTTCTGGAAAGTCAGGGCGAATATGACTCACAATGGGCGACAATTTGTTCCATTGCTCCAAAGATTGGCTGTACGCCGGAGACTCTGCGTGTCTGGGTTCGCCAGCATGAGCGGGATACCGGGGGCGGTGATGGAGGGCTCACCACCGCTGAACGTCAGCGTCTGAAAGAGCTGGAGCGTGAAAATCGTGAACTGCGCCGCAGTAACGATATCCTTCGCCAGGCTTCCGCTTATTTTGCGAAGGCGGAGTTCGACCGCCTCTGGAAAAAATGATGCCACTGCTGGATAAGCTGCGTGAGCAGTACGGGGTCGGACCGCTATGCAGCGAACTGCATATTGCCCCGTCAACGTATTACCACTGTCAGCAACAGCGACATCATCCGGATAAACGCAGTGCCCGTGCGCAGCGCGATGACTGGCTGAAGAAAGAGATACAGCGCGTATACGATGAAAATCACAAGGTATACGGTGTGCGTAAAGTCTGGCGTCAGTTGTTACGGGAAGGTATCAGAGTGGCCAGATGCACTGTGGCACGTCTCATGGCGGTTATGGGACTTGCCGGTGTTCTCCGGGGTAAAAAGGTCCGTACGACCATCAGCCGGAAAGCCGTTGCCGCAGGCGACCGCGTAAACCGTCAGTTCGTGGCAGAACGACCTGACCAGCTGTGGGTGGCTGATTTTACTTACGTCAGCACATGGCAGGGCTTCGTCTATGTGGCGTTCATCATTGATGTGTTTGCCGGATACATTGTGGGGTGGCGGGTCTCATCGTCCATGGAGACGACATTCGTGCTGGATGCACTGGAGCAGGCGTTATGGGCCCGTCGACCGTCCGGCACGGTCCATCACAGTGATAAAGGTTCTCAGTATGTATCGCTGGCCTACACACAGCGGCTTAAGGAAGCCGGATTACTGGCATCAACAGGAAGTACAGGCGACTCGTATGACAACGCGATGGCGGAGAGCATCAATGGTCTTTACAAAGCGGAGGTAATACACCGTAAGAGCTGGAAAAACCGTGCAGAAGTGGAACTGGCCACACTCACGTGGGTGGACTGGTATAACAATCGACGATTGCTGGAAAGGCTGGGCCATACTCCTCCGGCAGAAGCAGAAAAAGCTTATTATGCTTCCATCGGAAACGATGATCTGGCAGCCTGAGTTCACAGATAAAACACTCTCCAGGATTCCCGGGGCGGTTCAGCTGATCACATGCGCTTTTGATATCGCCCTGGTTTATTTTGCGAAGAAGCGTCGATGTTCTGAAATTGCCAGCGCCCACGTTGTAAACGAACGAGTAAAGAGCGCCGCGCGTTGTTTCCGGTATATCGACGTTGATGTACGGGTTAATTTGTCTGGCGACCGTGGCAAGGTCTTTATTCAGGAGGGCTTTGCATTCTGCTTCGGTATACGTTTTACCGGGCATGATGTCTTTTCCGGTGTGTCCGTGACATACAGTCCATACGCCAACGATATCTTTGTATGGTATGTAGCTGACACCTTCCAGACCATCGTTACCACCTGGACCAGTGATGAGCACAGACGCTATGGCAACAGCCCCACCACCAATAGCAGCTGCAACAGCCTTGCGTAATGACGGCGACATTATTCACCTCTCGCAGCCTTACGCTTATCTTCTTTAATCTTGAAATAAAGATTTGTCAGATACGTCAGCAGGCCAAACAGCAGACTTCCCAGCACACCTATTGCCACCCACTGGGACGGAGAGACTTTGTCCAGCAGCTGCAGTAACCAGTATCCCGTCCCCACCGCTGACGTGGTGTATGACACACCTGTTGTGATTTTTTCCATCTGATGTATGTCTCCGTCACCGCCGACAGAAAATGAAAGTAAAGAAAAACAAAAAAGCCGCCAGTGTCACCCACTGACGGCCAACGCCGGGAGCCGTGATTATGGCATTCAGGCTCTGCTAAAAATGCCAGATAACATTCCGGCCTCCCCTGATTCAGGTTATAAATGACACAATATCTTGACAACATCCGTCACTGTCTGTCAGAAAATGTACTGCCATATAGAAGCAACATGTGAAGTACATCTATCCTTTTGAGCCAGCACCTCTCCACCGAAAGTCAGTGCTTGTAGTGGCACACTAAATTTGGCCACCTGATGAAAGGTGATATTCTCACCACAACACAAAACAGGTGACTTAATGAACAAGAAAACCAAACGAACCTTCACCCCTGAGTTCAGGCTGGAATGTGCACAGCTGATTGTTGATAAGGGCTACTCATATCGACAGGCCAGTGAAGCGATGAATGTCGGTTCAACCACGCTTGAGAGCTGGGTACGCCAGCTCAGGCGAGAGCGCCAGGGTATTACGCCCTCTGCCACACCCATTACTCCAGACCAGCAACGTATCCGCGAGCTGGAAAAGCAAGTTCGCCGTCTGGAGGAACAAAATACGATATTAAAAAAGGCTACCGCGCTCTTAATGTCCGACTCGCTGAACGGTTCACGATAGCCGCCAGACTAAGTGACAGCCACACGGTTGTCAGCCTGTGTTCTGCTCTGGAAATACACCGCAGCAGTTACCGGTACTGGCGAAAACGACGCGATACGGTTAATCCGGCACGAGTCAGGTTGTGCAGCGAAATACGCCGGGCGTGGAACCAAAGTCGGGGCTCTGCGGGCGCGCGCACTCTGGCTGAAATGCTGACTCAAAACGGCGTCCCGATGAGCCGTTACCGTGCCGGACGTCTGATGAAATATCTGAACCTGAGCAGTTGTCAGCCCGGAAAACATCAGTATAAAAATGCCCGTCAGGAGCATACCAGCCTGCCGAATCTGCTTGAGCGTCAGTTCGCAGTACCGGAGCCAGACCGGGTATGGTGTGGAGATATTACGTATCTCTGGGCAGGAAATCGCTGGTGCTATCTGGCGGTTGTTATGGATCTTTTTGCCCGCAGGGTTATCGGCTGGAGTCTGTCAGCGCATGCCGATACCGCACTGATAAGCAGTGCCCTGCGGATGGCCTATGAGACGCGTGGCCAACCCCGGGATGTCGTGTTCCATAGCGACCAGGGAAGCCAGTATACAGGCCTTAAATATCAACAACTTCTCTGGCGTTGCAGAATAAATCAAAGCGTCAGTCGGCGGGGAAACTGCTGGGATAACAGCCCCATGGAACGCTTCTTCCGCAGTCTGAAAACAGAATGGGTGCCAACGAATGGTTACGCAGGCAAGGACGAGGCCCGGCAGCAAATTAATGATTACATATTGAACTACTACAACAGCGTCAGACCTCACCATTATAACGGTGGGCTGACGCCGGAAGAGTCAGAGAACAGATACCATTTTTACTGTAAAACCGTGGCCAATATTACTTGACCACTACAGCTGGCTGTTTTTTTCCTTAATAAGGCATCTGTAACTGAAACAATCCGCATATTGATAATATATTGACAGGCATCATTGCTGTCTGTGAAAAATAAGTCTCTACAAACATATAAGGCCTTTTAGCCAGCGTCTTCTTTTTCAGGTCAGTCGCTGGCTTTTTTTATTATGCTGCCGGTGCATTTATCTCCAGCATCAGACTTTCTATCTCAACGCCATACGCTGCATTTTTTGTAACATCCGTCAGCGTCAGCGCATTCAGTCCCAGTGTCAGACTGTCTTTTATAACCTGGAATGCCGGGCCAGCCACTCCATTCAGTTTCGGAGTAACCGTGGCACTGCCGGCGGTGAACACCAGCTCCAGCGTCTGCCAGTCGTTACCGTAATCGCCGAACTCCCCCAGCTTCGTGTTTCCGGCTTTCCTGTGATGCATCAGATTCACTCTGCCGTCAGTGGTCTGAGTGAAGTACGACATCAGGAACGGATTACCGGTACCCGTCATCGCCACACCATCAGGAACGGGAGCATCCGTATACAGATAAATCCCCAGCCCGAACTGATTGTTGGTCAGTGCGCCTGACAGGCGGAACTTACAGGTCAGTCTGCCGCCCTGTGTCAGCAGGGTAATTGCGTCATCCACCGGATGCGTCAGGGACCAGGTTTTATTGCTCTGCTTGGCGATCTTAAATACACCATCTGACAACTGAATTCCGCCATCCTTAATGCTCCAGCCCTGCGCAGCAGCCTCTCCGGCTGCCGGCAGCAGGGAGATTGTGCGAACGGACGTATCTGCAGACGGACCCGATGGCGTGTTGCCGCCGGGCGAGGGTTTGATTTCCGGTGCCTTACCACTGATGAAGGCTGAGGTGCGCCCGGCTGCGTTCAGAATAGCGGTTGCCAGACGATCCGGAATAATGCTCCTGCGCGCCCATGAACTGAAATGTGTCGGGCGGTTTGATGATACCTGGTTTCCATTCGTTCTCGATGCCGCACCGTAATATCCTGATGCCGGAATATCCGGATCTTCTGCCGGCGCGTTAGTGGCGGTATTGACGCCGTTACCATCTGTCATGAAGGGCACAAAATAAACGCCCTCACTCTCCCTGTTTTTATACCCGCCGTACACGGTGTCGTACTGGGTAGCGTATGTATTTTTCCAGTAATACGTCGTGTCACCACAAACCCACGGCACATCTGCAGCACTGCCACCATGGCACTGCGCGTTAAACACGGAGAGGTCAGCACGAAACTGTGTCAGCATGGCTGTAAACAGCGCAGGTTGCTGTGCGTGGGTGGCGGCGCTCATGTCAAACTCACCCTGCATCCAGCAGACGGCCAGCAGAACGTTTTTGGGATTTTTCTGCAATGCCGCTTTTGTGCGGGAAATCAGATCCTGATATAACGGCTTGCCCCCGTTACTTTATTCGTACCCCTTATAATGGGGTGTTAGCCAGCCAGACCCGGCATGATTACTGCCCCCAGTCGTCCATGATCCGGGGGGTGATGTCACCGGGTCTGGTGGGGCGCTGGTAACCGCTAATAGGGGTCAGGTCAGGCACTTTTGCCGGGACCGTCTGTAACGTGGATGCCGGTACCTGCTCCCCGTGGTTATCTGGTTAACCCATATACAAGGGAGACAGAATGACCGAATCCAGCGATTACGAATCCGTCCAGGTCTTTATCGGCGTTGATGTCGGTAAAGATACGCATCACGCTGTAGCCATTAATCGTTCAGGTAAACGCCTGTTCGATAAAGCATTACCCAACGACGAAAACAAACTCAGGTCGCTAATATCTGACCTGAAACAACATGGTCAGATACTGCTGGTTGTTGATCAGCCAGCTACCATCGGTGCGTTACCTGTCGCCGTTGCCCGCTCAGAAGGAGTCCTTGTCGGATACCTCCCTGGACTGGCCATGCGCCGCATAGCCGACTTACACGCCGGTGAAGCTAAAACTGATGCTCGTGACGCTGCCATCATTGCCGAAGCTGCCCGTACCCTGCCTCACGCGCTACGCACGCTGAAACTGGCTGACGAGCAAATCGCCGAACTCTCCATGCTCTGCGGCTTCGATGATGATCTTGCCGCACAGACAACGCAGGCCAGCAACCGTATCCGCGGCCTTCTGACCCAGATACATCCGGCACTGGAGCGCGTTCTCGGTCCGAGACTTGATCACCCGGCGGTACTCGATCTTCTCCAGCGATATCCCTCACCAGAAAAACTCGCTTCGCTGGGTGAGAAGAAGCTGGCAGCCCAGCTCTGCAAACTTGCGCCTCGTCTGGGTAAACGCCTTGCAGCAGACATAGCTCAGGCACTGGCCGAACAAACCGTCGTCGTTCCCGGCACGAATGCCGCTGCCGTAGTACTGCCACGTCTGGCACTCCAGCTCATCACGCTGCGTAAGCAAAGAGACGAGGTGGCGCTTGAGGTAGAACAGCGAGTTCTTGCTCACCCTCTTTATCCGGTCCTGACCAGTATGCCCGGAGTCGGTGTCAGGACCGCAGCCAGACTCCTCACCGAGGTCGCCTGCCGCGCCTTCGCCTCTGCCGCACATCTCGCTGCTTATGCTGGCCTTGCGCCGGTAACTCGGCGATCCGGCTCGTCAATACGCGGTGAGCATCCCTCGCGACGGGGTAATAAAGCTCTCAAACGGGCGTTGTTCCTGTCGGCCTTCGCCGCGCTCAGGGATCCGCTCTCCAGGGCTTACTACACCCGCAAAATGAGTCAGGGAAAACGACACAATCAGGCGCTTATCGCCCTGGCGAGACGACGCTGCGACGTTCTGTTCGCCATGATGCGCGACGGGACTTTTTATACCCCGCAGGCGTCATAACATGCTTGACAACTTAATAGGGGCACCCCCCAGCGTGCCGAATCCTGACTGGCCCCCGTGGACTCGCTGAATGTCCCCTCCGCGCCCTGGGTAAATGCCGAACCACCACGACAGCATGGTACCAGCAGGATCCCCGCGTTATTCGGGATATACGGGAGCAGTTTTTTGGCAATATGTAAACCCTGGCCGACACAGCCGTACTGCCCTTTGCTCAGGTCAGCCCTCGGATGATTCAGCGTACTCATATCCTGCACATCATGCAGACAGTGGTCAGCCGGAATAATATCGTTATATCTGCAGGCAGCCCCGCCCGGCGTCACTGTACTGCGGCGCGCCAGCTGTTTAATGCGCGGATCCGGAGCATCGTATGAATCCGGCAGCGGAAGCCCTTCACCGTAAGCCATGGCATTGGACTGCCCGGCCAGTACGATGACGTAGTACCAATCCGGCTCAGATGAAGGGCCGACCTGTGGCTCTCCTTCAATAGCCACCGCCTGCATCAGTGTGTACGGCGTAATGGCAACCGGTCCGCCGTATGGCTGCCAGCCCTCTTTCAGTTTGTGTGTCAGCTTTTCCGCAAGGTCTGACGGCGACGCCGCCCTGACAACATCGTAATGTTTAATCGACATCGAATTTCTCCCGTGTAGAGGAACAGAGTTAAAAAGCCGGAAGCGGAATCAAATCACAGGATGACCATCTGCCAGTGGCAGGTCATAAAAAAAAGGCTGCGCAATGCGCAGCCAGAACTCACAAGGAAAATGATAAAAGGAATAACACTAGTGATGTACGCATGGCGCCTCCCGCTAAGTTCTGCAATGATCAAACAGAACTCGCTACGTGCCCTTAAAACTCGATCATTTAGCCCCTCCAAGGAGGATTCACCATGCGGTTGATTTTTTAATAAACAGTAAACAAAAAAGTCAAGAATTATTCATTCTGTTCTTTCATCATCGGCCACAGCAATACCACAATGCCGCAGACCAGAGCGCCATCAGTCAGTACCAACATTATCCTGCTGGTGAAATCCATCATCACCATCACTAAAAGCAGGATCACAACAGCAAGCAGACACAGTTTATAAAACAATGTTCAGAAAACGCATTCAGCATGCCTAAGGTTCTATTCCTACGAATAGCCAACTTGCAACTTGAAATATTATTTATGCAGCCAATTAAATTCTGGTCCTTACAATATCAACCTGAAGATTCTTATCTTGTGCTGATTGATAAATGACAAACCTTTTACTACCTGCATTGAAAGAAGTAGACAAAACCAGACAATTATCATAACGAGCAAGAACATAATACCAACCATCATTATAATTAATCATTTCATATTCTTTCTTAAACTGTGGTTTGTAATATCCTGTCAGAAATGAAAAAAGCCAAAAATATGCCACAAAAGCAATCATCACAATCTCAAAAAAATGTTTTTTTATAAATGGCTTATCATAGAAGCATGATACCGATAAAAATCGCCCATAAGATCTTATCGAAATTGTAACCGCCAGCGCAATCGCTGCTGACAGTAGCAAAAGAGGTACCTGAATCTTCTGTCTCAATATAGAAAACTCAATAATTGCCGGCACAAACAATAATTCCACAGCAAAATAAAGGCGAAATACATTTAGCTCTTGCATAGAATGTTTTCTTTTCACTGCGAAAAAGAATACAACACCAATACCCCAACCGATAAGAAATATAGCAATGACGATAACTGCAAAAAATAAACTTCTGGCAACATCATCAACACCTGCACCTACAATCCACCATGGGAAGCCGTAGTAAAAAGAAGTACCCCATCCATAGAAATAAGCACTCCCCCATCCAAGGCATCCCATGTAGGCAATAAAAAGTGAAGAACTCCTGAGCAGCGCACCATCCTTCATAACCACCCCAATACAAGATGATAACATTGGCTTACAACTCATAACAAAAGCAATTCAATGCCGTCAAGAGGTTACAGGCTAAAAAAACTCTATTACATAGCAGCCAGCATGTTTACCGTACAAGTACAACTCAGGGCATAAAAAAAACCCACTCGGCAGCGGGTTTATACATTTTTTACAACATACCAAATTTGCATGAAGTATATGGCTTTTAATCCAGTTTTGCAATATTTTGCTGTAAAAATGCTGCCTTTTGTTTTGAACGTGTTCTCGTCACAAGCAATAAAGCATCACTATCAAGCTGTAGAAAAATGTGCTTCATTGCAACCCAGCGTTCAGTAAATGTCTCGGACCAGTTTTTTGTTGTCACTCCCACCAATGATGCCAGTGTCTGGTATTCATAGGCCTCACGCCCTGCAAGTTCGCTCTTCACATCCTGTGCAGCCAGCCAGATTAACGTCTTCAGGCGATCCAGTGTCTTACCTGCAATTTTTCTGTTACTTAACAAATCTTTAAACTCGCTCCATGCCCATTGCGTTATGGTGACCTGATGCCCCCATCGAACGCTTTCGCTGTAACACCAAAGCAACCATGCTTTCTGATGTTCATCGAGAGACAAAACCGCGCGGCGCCATGAAGAGGTTGAGAATTCAACCGGGCTGACCAAAGCAATGGATGAACCTTTTGCGTACGACTGCTTACCGGAAGTCGGCGTATTATCCAGCGTAATCATCTTGCCAGTTACCACATCCAGAATGCGCGGCTTCTTTCGTTTGTATGTACCAGTATCAAATTGTGCATGCTCCTGCCAGGCTTCGAGCTGGCCTTTCGTTGCTCCGTTCAAGTCAGCAGTAGCTGCCATAAGTTGCTCACGAACATACTGTAAATATTGGGTATTCATGCAGTAAATCCTTTCTATATTTTGGCATAATTCTTCAACATTCGGTAATCGTTCAAAACCGAATCGGGGAAACGACATAAGCACAGGAGCCCCCAGCGACAGCGAAGGAGTTCTGATATATAAGACTCAGACATCATTCATTCCCCGGTTCTCCAATATCTGTTTCACTCATCATCCATAACTACCTGTAATTGCCCCCCCTTTTTTTGTAACAGTTCTTATATTGCTATATAGAATAGCCATTACTAATGCATTTAAATTTAATAAAATAAAAATTATAAAAAACATAAAACACCACGCAAACACACTTAATAAAAACACCGTTACATTAAAAGATAATAAAACCGCAATAAAAAACGAATAAATCAATTGTCTCACGCAATTATAAAACATCATATTGATTACGCACCTTGTATTACAAACTCATGTATGTAAAATACGCGCACCATTCAAAAAAAAGGAAGACAATAACATATGAAAAAAAGTGTCATCGCTGGCGTCTTTATTGCTCTGTCATTTACCACGTGTTCAGCTATCGCGAACAGCCTTGCATTATCATTAGCAAATGATGATGCAGGGAAGTTTCAACCAATACTTAATGATATTTATGGCAATAAACATGAAAACAGAGATGATTACTCACAAGGCTTATTTCTGGGATATAGCCACGATATCTCAGACTCGAGCCAATTATCTCTCCATATTGCGCAAGATATTTACTCTCCATCAGGCAGTAATAAAAGACACAACACAGCTGTAACTGGAGACAGAGCTTTTAGTGCATACACTCACACTGGTATTGAATGGAACTCCCTTGCGAATGACTGGATTCGCTATCGATTAGGTACTGACATAGGTGTTGTTGGCCCCGACGCAGGCGGTCAGAAAGTACAAAATAAAGCTCATGAGATTATTGGGGCAGAAAAATATCATGCATGGGATGATCAAATAGAGAATCGCTACGGTTATACTGTAAAAGGGATGCTATCCATGACACCAAGTATGGATATTTTAGGTGCTAATGTTGGATTATACCCTGAAGTTTCTGCTGTTACTGGAAACTTATTTCAATATGTAGCATATGGCGCAACCATTGCCATTGGTAATGATAAAACCTTCAATTCGGATAATGGCTTTGGTCTGCTGGCTCCCCGTGGTTTAATGCATATGTCCGATACAAGCGGATTCAAATACAAGATTTTTGCAGGTATGGAAAGACGAGATGTCAATCGCAACTATACTCTCGAAGGAAAAACAATACAGACGAAACAAACAACAGTATCGCTAAACAAAACTGTTGATGAATATCAAGTTGGCGCAACAATTGGGTATGCACCTGTAGCCTTCACACTAGCATTTAATAAAGTAACATCAGAATTCAAGACAGGGGATGACTATTCATTTATAAATGGAGCAATCACCTTCTTTTTTTAACTGAATTGAATTCAATCAAAATAACATAAGTCCAACAAAAACATAAAGTGCGAAATGAATGCCAGCTCCATTTATTTCGCACTATAAAAGATTAAAAGTTGCAATAAAATAATAAAATGACTCAGTTACGAAAACCAATAAACTATGGCCAGTAGTGAGTCGCTCATCATCGGGCTTTTTGGCGAATGAAATTTAGCTACGCTTTCGAGTCTCATGCGCCTTCTCCCTGTACCTGAATCAATGTGAGGTTTCCGCAGAACACTGCGCCAGTATCGATATACATCTGGTTGGCAAATTTGAGTGGTTTCACTGCTGGCGTATGACCAAAGATGAACGTGTCCGCGCCTTTGATTTCTTTCACGATCCCGTCTTGTGAGTTGCTGATTCGTTCGCGGTTCCAGATTACCTGCTGATGATCAACTGGCTTTCCAAACTCGTATTTATCACAAGGATAATCGGCGTGGCAAATGACATATTTTTTATCTTTGCTCACCAGTTCGATGATTAACGGAAGTTCTTCTGCTTTATGGGCAAGAACTTTAGCCAGAGTCTCTTTGTCGTAATCGAGATTAAAGAACCAGCCACCGCCATTAAGCAGCCAGTGATTAACGTTTCCACGCTCTGATAAGCCATCAATCATCATTTGCTCATGGTTTCCACGCACAGCTCTGAACCAGGGGAATGTGATTAATTCCAGACATTCGACGTTCTCTGTACCGCGATCAACCAAATCGCCAACCGAGATGAGCAGGTCTTTTTTGGTGTCGAATCCAATCGTATCCAGTTTGTTCATCAGGTTCGTGTAGCATCCGTGCAGGTCGCCAGCTACCCAAATATTTCGGTATTTGCTGCCATCAATTCTTTCGTAGATATTCATGCAGCCTCACTTCTGCTGTTTCGCAGGTCTTTGAGTTTCTGTTGGTACTCTGCCTTGATCGCCTTGCACTCTTCGACAGTCCAGCGATGGCGGTTATGGTTTGATTCGATTTCGTCTACTGCTTCCTGCCCGATGCGGCTAATCAGTTCGACGCGATACGGAACGAGATTTCCGCTTTTGTGCTGGTTGCACACCACGCATTGCTTGTGAATATTGCGTTCATCAAATCGGAGTTGAGGTGCCGCAGCAGTTGTCCGGTAATGTCCGGCATCCCACTGAGCAGACGTGAGCGTTCCGCACGAGATACATGGTAAGTCGCGGTCTCTTTCTCTGATGAAGGCGTTTACGGCTTGTTGGGCTTGTTTAATCCAGTAACTGCGGGGCTTTAAGGCGAGTTTTCGAATCTTAAGTTTATCTTTCTGTTTCTGCTCCTCTCGTCGTCGTTTCTTCTCTGCTGCTTTTTCCGCTTTTTCGCGTTCTTTACTTCGTCGTTCGAGTGCTATCTTGGTTCCACACTCTGGAGAGCACCACCACTGATTAGCGAATGCAGGGTGAAACCATTCCCGACATTCATCGTTTTTACATCGTCTTCGCGCTGGTTTAGCCATCATCTTCTTCCTCGTGCATCGAGCTATTCGAATCGCTCATCAGCTCTGCACAGCAGTGCTCACACACGTGAACTTCCAGCACATGCAGCTTCTGACCGCAATTAGCGCACGTTAAAGCCCGCTCGACGCTTTCTTGTTCGTAACTTCGATTTGGGTCAATCACCTTGTATTCCTCGCACGATGTCTTAGCCACCGGATATCCCACAGGTGAGCCGTGTAGTTGAAGGTTTTTACGTCAGATTCTTTTGGGATTGGCTTGCGTTTATTTCTGGAGCGTTTCGTTGGAAGGTATTTGCAGTTTTCGCAGATGATGTCGGTGAAACTTCGTCGTTGTCGCCTCATGCCGCCCTCCTGACGCCCTGCCCGATCGCCATCAATGCCGCTTTGGATACGATAGTAAACATCCGTCGAGGACTAATGAACGGTCGCCAAATCAGCAGCATGGAGCCTTTGCTGTTTCCCTTCTTCTCCAGCCCTGTCGATGGTTCGATAAAATTAATCCGTCCATCAGTGATAATACGAACTTCGTCAACACTCTCCAGAGCCTTGCTGAACCATCCGACAGACATATCCTCTGGCACAAGCATCACTACCGTCTGTCGCTGTTGTATGCACTGCTCAGCGGCTTTTTCCACCCACGGCCTGATATTGCTGTACGGTGGGTTATTCCAGATTGCACCGTGGCTTATCCACTCAGAATTTAGCGCGTCGTCAGCCTCAGTTAGCCAGTGAGCGCACAGAGCGTTTTTGTCGCTCGCTGCCGAATCCAGCCAGAATCCAAACTCAATATCCAGTGCATCAAAAAGCCAAAGCGGCGTTTGCCAGCAGTCCTTGTCGTGTGCTGGCGTATTTGATTTGATAGTCATGCAGCCCGATCTCCCCATCGCGCTTTCCATTCGAGAGCCAGTCGCGCTTCGTCTGACCACTTAACGCCACGCTCTGTACCGAATGCCTGTATAAGCTCTAATAGCTCCGCAAATTCGCTTACACGCATCCTGCTGGTTGGCTGGCCTATTACCACAAAGCCATTCCCGGCAAGGTTAGGAACAACATCCTGCTGCTTTAATGCTGCGGTAAACACACACTTCCAGCTTTCTGCATCCAGCCAGCGACCATGCCATTCAACCTGACGAGAGACGTCACCTAAGCAGGCCCATAGCTTCCTGTTTTGGTCTAAGCTGCGGTTGCGTTCCTGAATGGTTACTACGATTGGTTTGGTTGGGTCTGGAAGGATTTGCTGTACTGCGTGAATAGCGTTTTGCTGATGTGCTGGAGATCGAATTTCAAAGGTTAGTTTTTTCATGACTTCCCTCTCCCCCAAATAAAAAGGCCTGCGATTACCAGCAGGCCTGTTATTAGCTCAGTGATGTAGATGGTCATCTTTTAACTCCATATACCGCCAATACCCGTTTCATCGCGGCACTCTGGCGACACTCCTTAAAAATCAGGTTCGTGCTCATCTTTCCTTCCCGTTCTTCCCTAGTAGCGAACCGGTAATACACCGTTCGCCAGACCTTACCTTCGATAACCAGAAGACCTGCCCGTGCCATTTTAGCCGCGGCCTGATTTATGCTGGTTACTGTTGCGCCTGTTAACGCGGCAACGTCCGGCGCACAGAAGCTATTATGCGTCCCCAGGTAATGAATAATTGAACCGCCCCGGGTTTCCTGGAGAGTGTTTTATCTGTGAACTCAGGCTGCCAGATCATCGTTTCCGATGGAAGCATAATAAGCTTTTTCTGCTTCTGCCGGAGGAGTATGGCCCAGCCTTTCCAGCAATCGTCGATTGTTATACCAGTCCACCCACGTGAGTGTGGCCAGTTCCACTTCTGCACGGTTTTTCCAGCTCTTACGGTGTATTACCTCCGCTTTGTAAAGACCATTGATGCTCTCCGCCATCGCGTTGTCATACGAGTCGCCTGTACTTCCTGTTGATGCCAGTAATCCGGCTTCCTTAAGCCGCTGTGTGTAGGCCAGCGATACATACTGAGAACCTTTATCACTGTGATGGACCGTGCCGGACGGTCGACGGGCCCATAACGCCTGCTCCAGTGCATCCAGCACGAATGTCGTCTCCATGGACGATGAGACCCGCCACCCCACAATGTATCCGGCAAACACATCAATGATGAACGCCACATAGACGAAGCCCTGCCATGTGCTGACGTAAGTAAAATCAGCCACCCACAGCTGGTCAGGTCGTTCTGCCACGAACTGACGGTTTACGCGGTCGCCTGCGGCAACGGCTTTCCGGCTGATGGTCGTACGGACCTTTTTACCCCGGAGAACACCGGCAAGTCCCATAACCGCCATGAGACGTGCCACAGTGCATCTGGCCACTCTGATACCTTCCCGTAACAACTGACGCCAGACTTTACGCACACCGTATACCTTGTGATTTTCATCGTATACGCGCTGTATCTCTTTCTTCAGCCAGTCATCGCGCTGCGCACGGGCACTGCGTTTATCCGGATGATGTCGCTGTTGCTGACAGTGGTAATACGTTGACGGGGCAATATGCAGTTCGCTGCATAGCGGTCCGACCCCGTACTGCTCACGCAGCTTATCCAGCAGTGGCATCATTTTTTCCAGAGGCGGTCGAACTCCGCCTTCGCAAAATAAGCGGAAGCCTGGCGAAGGATATCGTTACTGCGGCGCAGTTCACGATTTTCACGCTCCAGCTCTTTCAGACGCTGACGTTCAGCGGTGGTGAGCCCTCCATCACCGCCCCCGGTATCCCGCTCATGCTGGCGAACCCAGACACGCAGAGTCTCCGGCGTACAGCCAATCTTTGGAGCAATGGAACAAATTGTCGCCCATTGTGAGTCATATTCGCCCTGACTTTCCAGAACCATACGGACTGCCCGTTGACGGACTTCAGGGGAAAAACGAGTATTTTTAGTCATCCTGTTTACCTCTTTCTCAGGAAGTTTAGTCTCCAGGATTCCCGGGGCGGTTCAAGCTACGGCGCTGGACATACGCTGGCGGTAAGCAATGGAAAGGGCTGATGACTCGCCGCGAGATTGAGCGTGAAGTCTGTTTGTGGGGGCAACAATGAGCAGGGTAACCGTTATTATCTCCGCTCTGGTTATCTGCATTATCGCCTGCCTGTCATGGGCTGTTAATCATTACCGTGATAACGCCATCGCCTACAAAGAGCAGCGCGATAAAGCCACATCCATCATCGCTGATATGCAGAAGCGGCAACGTGATGTAGCAGAACTTGACGCCAGATACACAAAGGAGCTTGCTGATGCTAATGCGACTATCGAAAGTCTCCGTGCTGATGTTTCTGCTGGGCGTAAGCGCCTGCAAGTCTCCGCCACCTGTGCAAAGTCAACGACCGGAGCCAGCAGCATGGGCGATGGAGAAAGCCCAGGACTTACAGCAGATGCTGAACTCAATTATTACCGTCTCCGAGGTGGAATCGACAAGATAACCGCGCAGGTTAACTACCTGCAGGAATACATCAGGACGCAGTGCTTAAAATAATTTTAATTTCACTGAAATTTAACAAGTGACTTTCAGGAAAATGCCTCGCAGATGCGGGGCATTTTTGTACCGGTATTTCACCGCGCACCGCAGCGCACAATAAACACCGAACCTGACCCTTTGGAATGGGCCTTTGAGGATACCAGTTAGTGCTGGCGAGCCTCGGTGGGCTGGTTTCCTATGCGGCAAAGGTTCATTTCAAAGAAGCAGGCAACGCCATGAATGAATTAATTGCGAATCATGACTTCGACTTTCGCCAGTTAGTTACCGCAGCAGAAGGTCAACCGGTAACTGACACCTTCCAGATTGCCAGGGCATTTGGTAAACGCCATCAGCATGTGATTAGGGCTATTAAATGTTTGAGATGTTCTGAGGAATTCTCGACAACCCATTTTTGGGCCGTCGAGAAAATCAATGACTTAGGTATTTTTGACAAGAAACAGATTTACTACCGCATGGACTTTAGTGGCTTCGTTATGCTGGTTATGGGATTTAACGGGGCAAAAGCCGATGCTGTTAAAGAAGCCTATATCAATGCGTTTAACTGGATGTCAGCAGAACTCCGTAAGTACAGCGAAAGTTATGAAGCAGAACGTAACGCCGTAATGCTGGAGTACATGAAAGAGAAGGATGTCGCCAGCATGTCAGGCCGTCTGCTCAATCGCTGGGGGAGAACGAAAAAACCTCAATTGCTTGCAAAGCTGGAACGTCTGGAGAGACAGGGACAGTTTTTATTACCGGGATTCGATAAAGGTATTCAAGCCTGACACATTATGCGCTGTATCGTCGCCGTATTCCCGCATTAACCATGACCGTAGCCCGACGGGGAATTCCTTCTGCGTGAGTGTGCGGGAATAATCAAAAACGATGCACACCGGGTTTTACTGTGCTGACAGACGCAGGGTTACCCTCATAGTCGCTTTTCCGGTGCGATGGTGGAAGAAACCGGGATGTTCATCCATCATCACTTTGGATTGATGTATATGCTCTCTTTTCTGACGTTAGTCTCCGACGGCAGGCTTCAATGACCCAGGCTGAGAAATTCCCAGACCCTTTTTGCTCAAGAGCGATGTTAATTTGTTCAATCATTTGGTTAGGAAAGCGGATGTTGCGGGTTGTTGTTCTGCGGGTTCTGTTCTTCGTTGACATGAGGTTGCCCCGTATTCAGTGTCGCTGATTTGTATTGTCTGAAGTTGTTTTTACGTTAAGTTGACGCAGATCAATTAATACGATACCTGCGTCATAATTGATTATTTGACGTGGTTTGATGGCGTAGATGCACGTTGTGACATGTAGATGATAATTATTATCATTTTGCGGGTCCTTTCCGGCGATCCGACAGGTTACGGGGCGGCGACCTCGCGGGTTTTCGCTATTTATGAAAATTTTCCGGGATCCATGTCCGGTTTCTCTTCAAGTTAACTATATGAAAAATATAAAAACAGGTCTTCTGTGAACCGGACATGAACAAAAAACAGACATGTAAACCGGACATGACCGGTTTTGTTGTGATTGTGAGGTGAGAGTTTTTGCGAGGTGAGGAGTGGCTACGCAGACTGAAGTTGCCAGGCATTTAAGTCTGACCGATCGCCAGCTTCGCAGATTGCAGAAATTGCCGGGTGCCCCGATATCGAATAAGCGAGGGCAACTGGATCTGGATGCCTGGCGCGATTTTTACATATCGTATCTGAGGAGAAGTAAAAACGATGTGCCTGATGGCGATAGCGAAGACGACTATGAGGAGAAATTGCTTATTGCCAGATGGGAACTGACAGCAGAACAGGCTGTTACACAGCAGTTAAAAAATGAGGTGTCAAAAGGAAAACTTATTGACACCGGGTTCTGTATTTTTGCCCTCAGTAAGCTGGCAATGGCGTTATCCAGTACGCTTGATTCCATCCCTTTATCCATGCAGCGACAGTTTCCTGATTTAACACCGCGCCATCTTGACCATCTGAAAACCCTTATTGCTAAGGGGGCAAATCAGTGTGCGCGGGCAGGGGATAAATTACCGGATTTACTCGATGAATATATCAGAGCAACAACTGAATAATATGATGGCTGCCGTTTCGGTTGCGCTGCAGCCTCTGGTCAGGGTTGTACCAATGACGGCAGTTGAATGGGCTGATCAAAATTATTATCTGCCTAAAGAATCCTCATACGGTGAGGGCGAATGGAAAACGCTGCCATTCCAGATCGCCATTATGAACTGTATGGGTAACGACCAGGTTCGCACGGTTAACCTGATTAAATCTGCCCGTGTTGGCTATACAAAGATGTTGCTGGGGGTGGTCGGGTATTTTATTGAGCATAAATCCCGAAACAGTCTGCTTTTTCAGCCCACGGATTCTGCCGCTGAAGATTTTATGAAGTCTCACGTGGAGGCGACGATTCGGAACGTGCCATGCCTGAAAGACCTTTCCCCATGGCTGGGTCGTAAACATCGTGACAATACTCTCACGCTGAAACGCTTTTCATCGGGCGTCGGTTTCTGGTGCCTGGGCGGCGCTGCCGCCAAAAACTACCGTGAAAAATCCGTGGACGTGGTCTGCTATGACGAACTTTCCTCGTTCGAGCCGGATGTCGAAAAAGAGGGCTCGCCAACCCTGCTGGGGGATAAGCGTATTGAGGGGTCGGTGTGGCCAAAATCCATTCGCGGCTCGACGCCTAAAATCAAAGGCACCTGCCAGATCGAAAAAGCCGCTAACGAGTCGGCGCATTTTATGCGTTTTTATGTGCCCTGCCCGCACTGTGGGGAGGCGCAGTATCTGAAATTTGGCGATGAGTCCACGCCTTTTGGGCTTAAATGGGAGAAGGACAGCCCCGAAAGTGTTTTCTACCTCTGTGAACATCATGGCTGCGTGATCCATCAGTCTGAACTGGACCAGAGCAACGGGCGGTGGATCTGTGAAAACACGGGCATGTGGACCCGTGACGGTCTGACGTTTTTCAGCGCCCGGGGTGATGAAATTCCGCCGCCGCGCTCCATCACGTTCCATATCTGGACGGCGTACAGTCCGTTTACCACCTGGGTACAGATAGTCTATGACTGGCTGGATGCACTGAAAGATCCCAACGGCCTGAAAACCTTTGTGAACACCACGCTGGGCGAGACCTGGGAAGAAGCCGTGGGCGAAAAACTCGATCACCAGGTACTGATGGATAAGGTGGTGCATTACACGGCGGCGGTACCTGCCCGGGTGGTTTATCTGACGGCGGGCATTGACTCGCAGCGAAACCGTTTTGAGATGTATGTCTGGGGATGGGCACCGGGAGAGGAAGCTTTTCTGGTGGATAAAATCATCATTATGGGCCGTCCCGATGAGGAAGAGACGCTGTTACGTGTGGATGCGGCGATCAACAAAAAATACTGCCATGCAGACGGAACCGAAATGACCATTTCCCGTGTCTGCTGGGACACCGGGGGGATCGATGGTGAAATTGTCTATCAGAGGTCAAAAAAACACGGTGTTTTCCGGGTGCTGCCGGTAAAAGGCGCATCTGTCTATGGCAAGCCGGTGATCACCATGCCGAAAACCCGCAATCAGCGGGGCGTGTATCTGTGTGAAGTGGGGACGGACACCGCAAAAGAAATTCTCTATGCCCGTATGAAAGCCGATCCCACTCCTGCGGATGAAGCCACGTCGTATGCCATCCGTTTTCCTGATGATCCGGAGATTTTTTCGCAGACAGAGGCGCAGCAACTGGTCGCGGAAGAGCTTGTGGAGAAGTGGGAAAAAGGAAAGATGCGTCTGCTGTGGGATAACAAAAAGCGGCGTAACGAAGCGCTGGACTGCCTGGTGTATGCCTACGCGGCATTACGTGTGTCCGTGCAACGCTGGCAGCTTGATCTGGCTGTACTGGCAAAATCCGGGAAGAAGAGACGACCCGGCCAACCCTGAAAGAACTGGCAGCGAAGCTGTCCGGAGGAGTGAATGGTTACAGTCGCTGAACTACAGGCGCTACGTCAGGCGCGCCTTGATTTATTAACCGGTAAACGGGTGGTGTCTGTCCAGAAAGATGGTCGCAGAATTGAATATACGGCGGCTTCTCTGGATGAGCTTAACCGGGCGATCAATGATGCGGAGTCGGTACTGGGGACAACCCGACGTCGCCGTCGTCCGCTGGGAGTGAGGTTATGAAACGAACGCCTGTCCTGATTGATGTGAACGGCGTTCCGCTTCGTGAGAGTCTCAGCTACAACGGGGGCGGCGCAGGATTTGGCGGGCAAATGGCGGAGTGGTTGCCACCGGCGCAGAGTGCCGATGCAGCCCTGCTGCCTGCGTTGCGTCTGGGGAATGCCCGGGCAGATGATCTGGTGCGCAATAACGGGATAGCGGCCAATGCGGTGGCACTGCATAAGGATCATATTGTCGGGCATATGTTTCTGATCAGCTACCGTCCGAACTGGCGCTGGCTGGGGATGCGGGAGACTGCGGCAAAAAGTTTTGTCGATGAGGTGGAGGCGGCCTGGTCGGAATACGCCGAAGGGATGTCTGGCGAGATCGACGTGGAAGAGAAACGCACGTTTACGGAATTTATTCGTGAAGGTGTGGGCGTTCATGCGTTTAACGGCGAAATCTTTGTGCAGCCGGTCTGGGATACGGAGAGCACGCAACTGTTTCGTACGCGTTTTAAAGCCGTGAGTCCGAAACGGGTGGACACGCCAGGACACGGTATGGGGAACCGTTTTCTGCGGGCCGGGGTGGAGGTCGATCGATATGGCCGTGCCGTTGCGTACCATATCTGTGAGGATGATTTTCCGTTCTCTGGGAGTGGACGATGGGAACGGATCCCGCGTGAACTTCCCACCGGGCGTCCGGCCATGCTGCATATTTTCGAGCCGGTGGAGGACGGGCAGACCCGTGGGGCCAATCAGTTTTACAGCGTAATGGAACGGCTGAAGATGCTCGATTCCCTGCAGGCAACACAGCTTCAGTCGGCCATTGTGAAAGCCATGTATGCAGCGACGATTGAAAGTGAACTTGATACCGAAAAGGCCTTTGAATATATCGCCGGCGCGCCACAGGAGCAGAAGGATAATCCGCTTATTAATATTCTGGAGAAGTTCTCCAGCTGGTATGACACGAATAGCGTGACGCTGGGCGGAGTCAAAATTCCGCACCTTTTCCCTGGTGATGATCTGAAACTACAGACTGCGCAGGATTCAGACAATGGATTTTCGGCGCTTGAACAGGCGCTGCTGCGGTATATCGCCGCCGGTCTTGGCGTTTCCTACGAACAGTTGTCCCGTGATTACTCGAAGGTCAGTTATTCAAGTGCCAGGGCCTCTGCCAATGAGTCGTGGCGCTATTTTATGGGGCGGCGAAAATTTATTGCGGCCCGGCTGGCCACGCAGATGTTTTCCTGCTGGCTGGAAGAGGCACTTCTTCGGGGGATTATCCGTCCGCCACGGGCGCGTTTTGATTTTTATCAGGCGCGATCAGCCTGGTCACGGGCAGAGTGGATTGGTGCCGGAAGAATGGCCATTGACGGGCTCAAGGAGGTTCAGGAATCGGTGATGCGCATTGAGGCCGGACTGAGCACGTATGAGAAAGAGCTGGCGCTGATGGGCGAGGATTATCAGGACATTTTCCGCCAGCAGGTCAGGGAATCTGCAGAGCGGCAAAAAGCCGGACTCTCACGTCCGGTGTGGATAGCGCAGGCGTATCAGCAGCAGATAGCGGAGAGTCGCAGGCCGGAAGAGGAGACAACACCCCGTGAGACGTAATCTTTCACACATTATTGCCGCGGCATTCAATGAACCGCTGCTTCTGGAGCCCGCCTATGCGCGGGTTTTCTTTTGCGCGCTCGGGCGCGAGATGGGGGCAGCAAGTCTTTCGGTACCACAGCAGCAGGTACAGCTTGATGCTCCCGGAATGCTGGCTGAAACGGACGAGTACATGGCCGGAGGTAAACGACCGGCCCGTGTTTACCGGGTGGTGAACGGTATTGCTGTACTGCCGGTGACCGGCACGCTGGTGCACCGGCTGGGGGGTATGCGGCCATTTTCCGGAATGACAGGCTATGACGGCATTGTCGCCTGTCTTCAGCAGGCAATGGCGGATAGCCAGGTGCGGGGCGTACTGCTGGACATTGACAGTCCGGGCGGGCAGGCCGCCGGCGCGTTTGACTGCGCTGACATGATTTACCGCCTCCGTCAGCAGAAGCCGGTCTGGGCACTGTGCAATGACACGGCCTGTTCTGCAGCCATGCTGCTGGCGTCGGCCTGCTCCCGACGGCTGGTTACCCAGACATCCCGTATCGGCTCCATTGGCGTGATGATGAGCCATGTCAGCTATGCCGGTCATCTGGCGCAGGCCGGTGTGGATATCACGCTGATTTACTCAGGGACGCACAAGGTGGATGGCAATCAGTTTGAAGCCTTACCGGCAGAGGTTCGCCAGGACATGCAGCAGCGCATTGATGCGGCGCGCCGGATGTTTGCCGAAAAAGTGGCGATGTTTACCGGTCTGTCTGTTGATGCCGTCACGGGAACAGAGGCCGCCGTTTTTGAAGGTCAGTACGGCATTGATGCCGGGCTGGCGGATGAATTAGTCAATGCGTCGGATGCCATCAGTGTGATGGCCACGGCGCTGAACAGTAATGTCAGAGGAGGCACTATGCCGCAATTAACTGCAACGGAAGCCGCCGCGCAGGAGAACCAGCGAGTGATGGGGATCCTGACATGCCAGGAAGCGAAAGGACGTGAACAGCTTGCCACGATGCTGGCAGGACAACAGGGCATGAGCGTTGAACAGGCCCGGGCGATTCTGGCCGCGGCGGCACCGCAGCAGCCGGTGGCATCCACGCAGAGTGAAGCCGATCGCATTATGGCGTGTGAAGAAGCGAACGGTCGTGAACAACTGGCGGCAACGCTGGCGGCGATGCCGGAGATGACGGTGGAAAAAGCCCGCCCGATCCTGGCTGCTTCACCGCAGGCGGATGCCGGACCCTCACTCCGTGATCAGATCATGGCACTGGATGAGGCAAAAGGGGCTGAGGCGCAGGCTGAACAGCTGGCTGCCTGCCCGGGAATGACTGTGGAGAGCGCCCGGGCTGTGCTGGCTGCGGGATCAGGTAAGGCAGAACCGGTCTCTGCATCCACAACCGCCCTGTTTGAACGCATCATGGCGAACCATTCACCGGCAGCGGTACAGGGTGGCGTGCCACAGACGTCAGCAGACGGTGATGCGGACGTGAAAATGCTCATGGCCATGCCATGAAGTCAGTGCTGACCATCAACAGGAGGTTTTTACAATATGGTAACGAAAACCATCACTGAACAGCGTGCGGAAGTACGTATTTTTGCCGGTAATGATCCGGCTCATACCACCACAGGCAGCAGCGGGATTTCCTCGGCAACACCGGCACTGACGCCCCTGATGCTGGATGAAGCTACCGGGAAACTGGTGGTCTGGGACGGACAGAAAGCCGGTAGTGCGGTTGGCATACTGGTACTGCCGCTTGAAGGCACAGAGACGGTACTGACGTATTACAAGTCGGGGACCTTTGCGACGGAGGCAATCCGCTGGCCTGACAGTGTGGATGAACACAAAAAGGCAAATGCCTTTGCCGGCAGTGCCCTGAGTCACGCGGCGCTGCCGTAACACGTTATCAGGCCACCGCGGTGGCCTGACTGATTTCTGAATGAAAGGAACTGATTTATGGGATTGTTTACGACCCGCCAGTTACTCGGTTATACCGAACAAAAAGTGAAATTTCGTGCGCTGTTTCTGGAGCTGTTTTTCCGCCGTACGGTGAATTTCCATACCGAAGAGGTGATGCTGGACAAAATTACCGGAAAAACGCCGGTGGCGGCCTATGTCTCCCCGGTTGTTGAAGGAAAAGTGCTGCGTCATCGCGGTGGTGAAACCCGCGTGTTACGTCCGGGCTACGTCAAGCCGAAACACGAATTTAATTACCAGCAGGCGGTTGAGCGTCTTCCCGGTGAAGATCCGGCTCAACTGAACGACCCGGCCTACCGTCGTCTGCGTATCATCACCGATAACCTCAAACAGGAAGAGCATGCCATTGTCCAGGTGGAAGAAATGCAGGCGGTGAATGCCGTGCTGTATGGCAAATACACCATGGAAGGGGATCAGTTTGATACTGTCGAGGTGGATTTTGGACGCTCTGAAGGAAATAACATTGAGCAGGCCGACGGTAAAAAATGGTCTGAGCAGGACCGTGATACGTTTGATCCGACGCATGATATTGACCTCTACTGCGATCAGGCCAGCGGTCTTGTGAATATTGCCATTATGGACGGTACTGTCTGGCGTCTGCTGAATGGTTTTAAGCTGTTCCGCGAAAAACTGGATACCCGTCGCGGCTCAAATTCACAACTCGAAACGGCAGTGAAAGACCTGGGGGCGGTGGTGTCTTTCAAAGGGTATTACGGCGATCTGGCCATTGTGGTGGCGAAAACGTCTTATGTGGCAGAGGACGGTACCGAAAAACGTTATCTGCCGGAGGGCACGCTGGTCCTGGGAAATACGGCTGCAGATGGGATCCGTTGTTACGGTGCCATTCAGGATGCGCAGGCGTTGTCCGAAGGTGTGGTGGCTTCTTCCCGTTACCCGAAACACTGGCTGACCGTGGGCGATCCGGCCCGTGAATTTACCATGACGCAGTCCGCACCGCTGATGGTGCTGCCGGACCCGGATGAGTTTGTGGTGGTGCAGGTGAAATAATCCGTGAGCGGGGGCGAAATGCCCCCGTGTCTTTTTTCACAGGGGGCTGATATGGCAACAAAAGAAGAAAATCAGAAACGTCTTCGTCAACTGGCTGGCCTGCTGGGGCGCGAGGCGGATATGTCGGGGAGTGCTGCGGATATTGCGCAACGTGTGTCTGAGTGGGAAGAGGAGCTTGCTGCTTCCCGGGAGGGCATTATGCCTGGTGATGAGAGCGGGCCTGAGCAAAATCACACAGACGATGGTGAGCAGTTGCACAACACTGATGCTACGGATGATGTTAAAGCGGTCCGTGTGCGGAAATGCCTGCATGTGATGGGGTATTGCCCGGAGACAGGCCGTCCCGTTGAACTGACGTACCGGGGCATGCGTGTTCTGGTGCCATCACCACTGGCGACAGCCATGATACAGCACGGAACGGCTGAGCATGCGTGATTTTCAGAATGCCTTTGATGCTGCCCTTGCCGGGGTGGACAGCACGATTGTTGAAGTGATGGGGCTCTGTGCGCAGTTCACCTCGGGGGCACAGTGTGGCAGCGAAGTTCAGGGGGTTTTTGACGATCAGCCGTTTGACCGGCAGATTGTTATTCCGGCGGTGGCATTCAGTGGCGCTAAGCATGAGAGAGAGCATACTGATATTTACTCCTCATGCCGTCTGATAGTGCGGAAAAACGGTGCTGAAATTTATAACCGTACCGCGCTGGATAATACGCTGATTTACAGTGGCGTTATTGATATGCCTGCCGGTCACGGTCACATGACGCTGGAGTTTTCGGTATCAGCATGGCTGGTGAATAACTGGTATCCCACAGCAAGTATCAGCGATTTGCTGGTTGTGGTGATGAAGAAAGCCACCGCAGGCATCAGTATCAGCTGAATTTTATAACCCATATACGGGCGCCAGAAATGGCGCCTTTTTTATTGCAGAAAAGCGAGAGGTAATTATGCGTAAACTTTATGCCGCCATTTTGTCCGCAGCCATTTGTCTGGCCGTATCCGGTGCGCCTGCATGGGCGTCTGAACATCAGTCCACGCTGAGCGCGGGGTATCTTCATGTCTCGACGAACGTTCCTGGCAGCGATGAACTGAACGGGATTAACGTGAAATACCGTTATGAGTTTACGGACACTCTGGGAATGGTGACGTCATTCAGCTATGCAGGAGACAAGAATCGCCAGCTGACCCGTTACAGCGATACCCGCTGGTTCAGCGTGATGGCGGGGCCGTCTGTGCGCGTGAATGAATTGTTCAGCGCGTATGCGATGGCGGGTGTGTCTTACAGCCGTGTGTCGACTTTCTCCGGAGATTATCTGCAGGTGACCGACAACAAGGGGAAAACGCATGATGTGCTGACCGGAAGTGATGACGGTCGCCACAGCAACACGTCTCTGGCGTGGGGAGCTGGCGTGCAGTTTAACCCGACCGAATCCGTGGCCATTGATATTGCTTATGAAGGCTCCGGCAGTGGCGACTGGCGCACTGACGGTTTCATCGTGGGTGTCGGTTATAAGTTCTGATTAGCCAGGTAACACAGTGTTATGACAGCCCGCCGGTTCAGGCGGGCTTTTTTGTGGGGTGAATATGGCAGTAAAGATTTCAGGTGTACTGAAAGACGGCACAGGAAAACCGGTAGAGAACTGCACCATTCAACTGAAAGCCAGACGGACCAGCAGCACGGTGGTGGTGAACACGGTGGCCTCTGAAAATCCGGATGAAGCCGGTCGTTACAGCATGGACGTTGAGTACGGTCAGTACAGCGTCATTCTGTTGGTGGAGGGCTTCCCGCCGTCACATGCCGGGACCATCACCGTGTATGAAGATTCTCAACCCGGTACGCTGAATGATTTTCTCGGTGCCATGTCGGAGGATGACGTCCGGCCGGAGGCACTGCGCCGTTTTGAACTGATGGTGGAAGAGGTGGCGCGTCACGCTGAGGAGGCGAAGAAGAATGCCGGAGAGGCGGAGACGTCAGCGAGGAATGCCGGCATATCAGCCAGTCAGGCAGAAGAGAGCGCTGCAAATGCTGATACTTCAGCAGAGGATGCATCGGAGTCAGCCCGGCAGGCGGCAGAAAGTGCAGCCTCTGCAAAGAAGTCAGAGGAAGCGTCCTCGTCCTCAGCCTCTGAGGCCGCTCAAAAAGCCAGTGAGTCATTACAAAGTGCAACAGATGCCGAGTTGTCAAGAAAGACGGCAGAAAGTGCAGCCGGTAATGCATCCAGAGACGCAACGACAGCAACAGAAAAAGCCCGGGAGTCAGCAGAAAGCGCACAGTCAGCGGAACAAAGCAGGATAGCGGCGGAAGAGGCCGTAAACCGAATCCCCACCGTGGTGGGACCTCCCGGGCCAAAGGGGGAACAGGGGCCCGCGGGTCCTCAGGGGCCGAAGGGTGATAAGGGAGAGCGCGGTGACACCGGCCCTGTCGGGGCAACCGGCGAACGGGGACCGGCAGGTGATGCTGGTCCGGCAGGCCCGCAGGGGCCGAAAGGTGACATGGGAGAGCGGGGAGAGACCGGTCTGACGGGAAATGCAGGTCCACAGGGTCCAAAGGGAGATACCGGTGCGGCAGGCCCGGCAGGCCCACAGGGACCGAAAGGAGAAACAGGTGCGGCTGGCCCGGTGGGGGCAACCGCACCTCAGGGGCCGAAGGGCGACCCGGGGGAGACGCAAATACGGTTCCGTCTGGGGCCGGGAAACATTATTGAGACAAACAGCAATGGCTGGTTCCCGGATACAGATGGCGCACTCATCACCGGACTGACCTTTCTTGACCCCAAAGATGCCACACGGGTTCAGGGGTTTTTTCAGCATTTGCAGGTCAGGTTTGGTGACGGGCCGTGGCAGGATGTCAAGGGGCTGGATGAAGTGGGCAGTGATACAGGCAGAACAGGAGAATGACATGAATATACTAAAAAAACTTATGCAGCGTCTGTGTGGTTGCGGAAAGCATGATGGCCGTGAACACGTGCAGTCGCTTACAGCACAACTGCGACTGGGGCCGGCAGACATCCTGGAGTCAGATGAGAATGGCATTATTCCGGAGCAGGACAGGGTAATCACACAGGTGGTGATACTGGATACAGATAAAAAGCTGATACAGTGTGTGGTAAGACCGCTGCAAATCCTGCGTGCTGACGGGACGTGGGAAAATATTGGCGGGATGAAGTAACCCGACAGCTTCACAAAACCGGAGTCCGGCTCCGGTTTTTGTTGTCATGTCATGGTGATGTTTGTTAAGAAAGTAAAGATTGATTCATTTTGAAGGTTGAAATGTATGCTATCACCATCTTCTGTAAATTTGGGGTGTTCATGGAATTCTTTAACCAGAAACCTGACTTCTCCTGACAGTCGTATTTTATCCTCTGTAAGGGATGCAGCTGCTAGCTCGGATAATGGGGCGCAAGTAAAGGTGGGCAACAGAACATATCGTGTTGTTGTCACTGATAATAAGTTTTGCGTTACAAGAGAAAGTCATAGTGGTTGCTTTACTAATCTGTTGCACAGGCTGGGATGGCCTAAGGGAGAGATTAGCAGGAAAATTGAGGTGATGCTGAATTCATCGCCAGTGAATAGGGCTATGGAAAGAGGTGCTGTTCATTCGAATAGACCTGATTTACCTCCTGTTGATTATGCACCGCCAGAGTTACCGAGTGTGGACTATAACAGCTTGCCTGTGCCTGGTAATGTTATTGGCAAAGGGGGTAACGCTGTAGTATATGAAGATGCTGAGGATGCAACAAAAGTCCTGAAGATGTTTACTACATCTCAAAGCAATGAAGAGGTAACAAACGAAGTTCGTTGCTTCAACCAATATTATGGTGCCGGGAGTGCAGAAAAAATATATGGCGATAATGGCGATATTATTGGTATTAGAATGGATAAAATAAATGGAGAATCGCTTTTAAATATTTCGTCCTTGCCGGCACAGGCTGAGCATGCCATTTATGATATGTTTGACAGGCTTGAGCAAAAAGGAATTCTTTTTATCGATACAACAGAGACAAATGTCTTATATGATCGCACGAGAAATGAATTTAATCCAATAGATATATCATCTTATAATATTTCTGAACGTTCATGGAGTGAAAATCAAATAATGCAATCTTATCATGGAGGAAAGCAAGATCTTATTAGTGTGGTATTAAGTAAAATTTAGTAATTTTATCCAGTGTAGTGGATTTGTTGCATGGATGGAGTTGGTAAAAAGTGGTGTGGCTGGCAATCCAGGCCGCGTCACAGAAATGGACAATGCCGCTGAGAGACTGGCGAATGGCATACAGGCACCAGAAAAATTTCAGACATGACATAATGCCCATGCCAGAAGTTCTTTTTGCACCTCGCCTGTATTTATAGATAAACATAGAGTGAATGAATGAGATATGAAAGACATTACCCTTCCCCCCCCGACGTCCGCGTCCTGTCTGACAGGGGCCATATCTGTAAATACTGAAGCTGTATTATCTCCCATGCAACACACTTCAGCCTTACATGTAAGAGATTTTGCTTCCCTGTGCTCACAGAACCTCAAAGCTAATGTATTGCTAAATAGTGATGACCACGAAGTACCTATACATCAGAAAAATCCTGCTGCAATAATGCAAAATATCGACTCTAACATCAAACAGATGGCAACAGACTGGGGGATGTCGATTGAGGAGGTTGAGGTTATTATAGGGCGAGAGAAAGGCATTGTGGAACCCTCCTGCGGAGTTACCGCTAATGCTATTATGAAACTATTTCTGGACAAGGATGGCTTCAGTTACTGCTTTGAAAATGAACAGACACTATCGCTCGAGCAGCTTCAGGAGCGCCTGTCCTGTATGCCTGAATGTAAGAGCTTTGTATTACGTGTTAATGATGGTGCGCTTGGTCATGCTTACATTGTCGATATTCCCAAAGGAGAAAACTCTTGTCGTCCTGCATTCTTGTATCAGTCAGATTTAGGAGAGGGCGTCACCAGAAAGTTAAGATTTGAGGACTGGATGACGCATAAAGCATTGACTCCGATTTTGCTGGATGATATTTGTAATTACTTCTCCTGCATGTCTCAAAATAAGACAGATTTGGAGCAGATTGCAACGTTATTTGATATTGATGGAAATGTTAAAATGTTACGAAAGGAAAATATTCAATATCAAAAGCATGACAATTTTAGTTTCCAGTTGTTTGAGTATGACACCGATAATATTGAAAAAACATTGAGATAATAAAATCACTATGTAGTTAGCTTTTGTTAAAACTGCAATTATTTGTAAACATAATAATAAGTATTATGACGTTAAAATTTAACCATACGGTAAAATGATTCAGGAAAACCGGTTCAGCATAGCCTAGGCTGAACTTTTGAGGATATCAACGAACGGAATTTTTGAACATTTATGAGTAGATAGTTGTTGAAGGGCTTCAATGAGCATGTCAAGTTCATCAACTGCTGGTCTACGATTACGACGGTTTGATTTACCAATCAAAGCAAGTTTAAGTAGATATGGACGAGCACTTTTCGCCGGGTTTGATGTGTAATTAATTCCGTATATAGGTTTGGCTGCATCCAGAACACTGCCAAGATAACTAACATCGTGACTGACTGTTGCTGGACCTGCACCAGCGTTGTTTCTCAGCCTGCAATGTTCAATTACGTCATTTTCTGTCAGTTCAGATAGTTTGATCGCGGAGATGTCACTATCCATAAGCAGTTCTAGCACATATCTTTTAGTACGGTCTGCTTTACCTCCGGCATTTGGTCATTTAAATATTTGTGTAGTAAGTCACGGACTGTAAGTCCGTCAACAGCATTTGATGATGAAATGCCATATAGATCTAATACCATCACTTTCTGTGTGCCCCATGTTTTAGCATGAGCATGAACGCGGCGGCTATCTCACGGGTGATCATCCCTTTGGCATACTGAAAAGTATCGGGTGTTACTGAACCGTGTTGATACATCAACTGCACTGGATATTGAGTGGCCGATAATACCGACGTTATAACCTATAAATGCCAATCAGACTGAATGTTGAAAGGATAGAATGAACAGCCCGACACACAAAAAACGGAGTCCGGCTCCGGTTTTTGTGTTGCCATATAAGGCAGATGTTTGTTACAGCTATTTAAGTCTGGAGTTCAAATTAAAATAGGGAGTTTTGTTATGCCATTAACCTCAGATATTGGATCACGTTCATTTAATCTTGGGCTGGAGGTTTTTCGTGCCCGAATTGCAGCCAATGGGCGCGGAGATATTACAGTAGGTGGTGAAACTGTCAGTATTGTGTATGATGCTACTAATGGGCGCTTTTCATCCAGTGGCGGTAATGACGGATTGCTTTCTGAGTTATTGATTTTGGGATTTAATAATGGTCCTCGAGCCCTTAGTGAGAGAATGCTAAGTATGCTTTCGGACTCAGGTGAAGCACAATCGCAAGAGAGTATTCAGGACAAAATATCTCAATGTAAGTTTCCTGTTAGTTCAGGAAATTTCCAGTGCCCGCCAGAGTCTATTCAGTGTCCAATTACACTAGAGAGACCGAAGAAGGAGTGTTTGTCAAAAATTCAGATAGTTCAGCAGTATGCACTTTATTTGATGTTGATGCACTTTCTCGCGTGGTTAATGACGGTTCAGTTCACCCTCTGACACGAGCTCCAATAACCCCATCAATGATTGTTAAACCAGAAGAGTGTAAATATGACCCTGCAAGGGGAAGCTTTATTATAAAAGATAGTTAAGATGTTTCAAATGAAACAATATTAACTTCCGATAATTTATATAAAAACACCACAGGCATTCGGGGCCTGTGGTTGGTAAAACAATATAATACGCGAGTTATTTTTCATGAGTTGGAGAGAAAACAATCAAGGTAAGTAGTATTATTTCACAAAATACCGGGCACTTTCTGGTGCCGCATCGTTCAGAGCTTCGGTGTATAATGAATGAAATACGTAGTAACCCTGTAAAATTTCTGGAAGAGCATTTAATTCTTAATACACAGCGCTATGCCCATCATGATGAGACATCTTTAATTACAGTTAATATTACAAGAGAGGATGGCTTGTTAAGACTAAAAGAAACGGAATATGATATGGCTGGTAGTGATTATATTCTGTTTACAGCTATGCGTGATACTGATAGTCCGGAGCGCTTTGATGCACCTGCAGTTGTAAGCTTGAGTAATCAGTGTATAAGCCTCCGGCGAAATGATATTTCTCAAACTATCCAGCAAAGTTCACCGTTATGGCTAACTAATCAGCAAAGCGGCTGTAGTGTTCTTATTGTTCGCCATGGATTATCAGAATCTGGAGAACAGTAGTATTCAATGGTACATATGTGCCCAGGGGATAGTAACGATTTCGTCGATGAGTTTACGCTAATAATCAGGAGATTTTGTTGGAGATGGATATTCAGTGTACTCTTGCTAACACCTTTCCTAATGAACATCCGGAAGCCTTTATTTTGGTTACGTCAGCGGAAAAATTTATTGTAGATGGCAACTGCATTCAACTGATTGGTATTGGTAATGAGCAGGGAGAGTTTGATTTTTACAGGCAAATTTATCCTGTGACAGGGGGAGAGCACAAGGTTGAAGCCTTGATGTGGACGCATTTGCCTGCATAA